CTACAGGGCTTATCACGGCGGAAACGACACAAAATACTATTTGCTATTTTGTGGATCGATTCGCGATTTTGCACGAATATCTGTTCCGTCTGATATTCAAGTCGTATTTCCCAACCAAATGAATTCATATTATCTGGAACGGGCAGCACATGTTGGAACCATGGGCGGGTTTCCACGATGCCTTATCATTGATTACATGCTGCGGCAAAACCATGCCGCTGTAATGTGCCTTGACGGCGACACGGAAACGCTAGGACGGCTTGATGACATTTGGGGCCAGCTAATCCATAACGACGCGGTAGTGACTCCGCATAGGATCTACCCGCCACCCCGTGATGGTCGCAATCCATCAATTGAGCATCTTGGATTAAGCGGAAACTATAACGCAGGATTCTGCGCATTTTCGCGGTCCTCAAATTCAACGGGCTTTATTGATTGGTGGATGCGAGAATCAATCGATAATCCTGAAATTTCTGGCCATGCTGGCCGGTACGCTGAACAAGGCTGGCTAAGATTTATCGGCGACTATATGGACCGCGTTCACATTTGCCGTGATCAAGGCGTCAATTTTGCGTGGTGGCGATGCGATCGTGATGACATGGTGGAATACGACACAACATTATGCCGCTATATGGTGGCAAATGATCAATCCAAATGCCAAGTCCCATTGAGGCTTATGCACTATTCGCATATTGACTTCAACAATCTTGATTGCATTGCGAGATGTCAAAATCGAGCAGCGGCCGGCAAGGGCATCAAGAAATTGTTTAAGTCTTATGCTGACCGCGTTTTCCTCACGACATGACACGGAAACAACGAATGCAAAAATTCATCAAGCAAGTTTCGGCTAGTGCCGAACTAACGGACACCGGGGGATTTCGCGGTTATGCCGCCCGGTTTTTGAACATTGATCGGCAAAACGATATGATTTTGCCGGGCGCCTTTACCAAAGCCCTGCCGGAATTCGTCGATTCCGGCGGGCTTGTATTGGCCGATCATAAAAATCAAACCGGCGCAATCATCGGAACGCTGATCGATGCCCGCGAAGACATGAACGGATTGATGGTCGATGTCCAGTTTTCGGCCACAAAAACCGGGCAGGAAGTCCGCCAGCTAATGAACGAAGGAGCACTTCGAAAAATGTCGATCGGTTTTTATGGCAAATCGCGGCCATATACCGAAAAGGAGTTGCAAGCCCTATGGGCGAGCTACGGCATGATGCCAAACGAACGACAAAAAGCCATGGCAAAACGAGGCGCAAAAGTCATCACGGATGTATCGGAAATTCTTGAGGTTAGCGTAGTCCCGATACCAGCTAATCCTGACGCAACCATTTTGGCCGTCAAGTCGATCGACGAACACGGCCAAATCGAAGAAACACCGTCTAAAGCGGTGGCGGTAGCTCCAAGAGTTGATCTTAAAGCCCTGATCGCACGGGCACAACTTGCGGACAAGGTTCTAAGCCGCTTTTAAGGCGGTCGCAATTCCATTTCCATCGAAAGGAAAAAAGCATGTCAGACGCTACGAATCGTCCGGCTGCCGAGATCGCCGAAGAGCGTCTTGAGCTTGCCGCCAAAGTTCAAAATCTGCGGAACGAGGTTCTAAGCCTTGATGGCGACGAACGCATTACCAAGGGTCTTGAGCTTCAAGAAACCGTCGAACGGCTCGAAACGGTCGATCGAGAATATAGCCTTGCGGACTCGCTCGAAAATGCCGAAAAGATGATCAAAAAGCTTTCGCAACAGCCTCGACGGGTTACTCCCGTGAGCTACGCGGGAACGGTCAAATACGACTCGCGTTCGGGTCAGATCACCGATTCGATCGGCAACGTCGGATTCGGCGAAAGCCAATACGACGAAGCCCGGATGAGCTATGAGTATACCAAGGCCTTCAACGAACTGGTTCGAAATCGGTTCGACATTTCACGCGTTCGTTCGTCAGAACAGCGGGAGATTCTTGAGCGGTACGGCAAGGGTGAAGGCTTTCAGGGCGACGAGTTTTTCATCCCGTTCCGAAAGGATATGACCCTCGGCACGACCACAAACGGCTCGAACGCTGTGCCGCCGGATTTCCGTCAGGATATCATCACGCAACGAACCATCACGCCCGTGATGGCTTCGCTTGTCCAGACGATCAACACGACGCGAACCAAGGTCACCTACCCGCGAAACGCCGACGCTTCCGCAACCGATCAGGTCGGTACGGGCTTTGCCTCAACCAAGGCCGAAAAGCCAAATACCACGTTGAGCCAAAAGGATACCGGTCCTTTTAATCAACTGACCATCGATATCAACACCGGAACGATGTGGACGCCCGTTACGCTCGACTTTCTGGACGATGTTCCGAATGCTCAAGCGTACATCGTCAACGAGGGCCTGAAAGCCTTCGCCGCCGCATACGACAACGAAACCATCAACGGGGCCACGGCGTCCGGTCAATGCGAAGGCGTCCTTAACTGCGCGTCGGTTGGCGTTACGAAGACCGGCACCAATAATACCTTGGTGGCAACCAAGATTACTGAGGCTTGGTATGCTTTCCGAAGCCAATACGCAACGAACCTCGGTTGCGTCATGCAGCGGCCAACGCACGGCAAGCTGATCAACCTTCTGGACGCGAATAACCGAAGCCTGTTTTTGCCGCATGAAACGGGCATGATGATCAACGGGCGGCCGTCGATCATGTCGATTCCGATTTACTACAACGAATATGTTCCGGCGTCCGGAGCTTCCACGCCAAAATCGATCATCGTCGGCGACTGGAATGAATATATCTTGGCCATCCGGTCAGGTATTTCGGTTACGGTCGATGTCACGTCCGGGGCTCGGTTCAATTTGGCCTACATCACTTGGCGATTCCGTTTCGGCGGGGCCGTCCGCGATCCGCGTGCGTTCCGGATCGTTCATGAACTGGCCTGACCTTTTACCCTTTACCGGGGCCAAGGGTGGCGGATTCTCCCGCCGCCGCCCTTGGTTTTTCTGAGGTGTTTCTCATGGCATATATCACGCAATCGCAGGCGGCTATCTATTCCGACACCATGGCAACCATGCCAGCGGCCAAAGCCGAAGCCCTTTTGCAAGTTGCATCGGATCAGGTCGATGCATTTTGCGGACGCACCTTCGACACCGTTCTCGAAGACTTGCCCGCATCGGTTGCCATGGCGGTTGCATTGTGGGCCGAAGAACTGGCGGCCGGCAACGACGCAGGAAAAGACAAAACCGATGAAAAGATCGGCGATTATTCGGTTTCGTACTCTGAATCCAGCGACAAAGTGATTTCCTACGTCTGCTCCCCGGCCGTTGCGGGGCTTTTGGGGCCGTATCGGATTTTGGTGGTAGGATGATCCAAGGTACCTACGCACTCGACTGGAAGGGCGAACCGTATAAGCGTAAATTGTTGCGCGAGCTTCAGCGGGCCACGCGGCAAGGGGCCGAACGGGTCCAGCGGAACGCAAAACAGGTGCAATTAAACACGAGCGGCAAATCGGCAACCGCCAAAGCTGGATTAAATAGGGGCAGTGTAAGCGCAAGATGGGAACGACGAACGGGCGGACTTGACGAAAAAATCAGAGGATTGAGATCAGTAAACCATAAAAGACTAAAAGGCGTTAGCGGCACCTACCAAAATATCAACCGCATTTATTGGTACGGCGAACCGCTTCATCGATGGGTCCAATCTTCACCGCCCGGATCACCGCCACACAAGCAAACGGGCACGCACCAACGATCAATCGCGGTAGAAATGGAATCGCATGGCATGAAAGCCAAGATTGGACCCTCGCAACGTCTTATCTATGGCCGAATTCAGGAACTTGGCGGCCGTGGACTGATCAGGCTTCCGCCCCGTCCGTATATGCGGCCAGCTTTGTTAGCCGAGTCGCAACGGGTTCTATTCGGCTTCCAATTGGCCGTGGCAAGGGCTTCGTAATGATATTTCGCCATGTCGTCACGCTCTATCCCGTGACAATCACGCAATCGACCATCGGCGGAATCGGGCAAACGATCGGATCGGGAACTAATTATACCGCTTTCGTTCAAATACGGTCCGAATCGATCGATCTTATCAACCAGACTGGAACGGCACGGACGGCGGCAACGATCTATATCCAAGGCAATTGCCCGGCCAAGCCGCTGGACCGGATCACTTACGACGGCAAGACCTATGAGGTTATGGGGGCCATGCCGCAACGGTCGCCAACCACAATTGATCACACGAAAATCATGGCCATCGAACTGGATCAAACAATCCTGTGAACATTCAATCCGTCATCGAATCGATTCATGCACAATGGGCGGCCAATTTGGCCGAAACGCCATTATATTTCCAAGTCGCGACCGAAGGCGTTCAAGCACCATATTGTGTCGTCAACGCGGGCACGGTCACGCCAGCAGATCCGACGATTTCCGATTTTGACTATGAAATCGGAATCACGTTTATCTGCTATTCTTCAAGCGATACGGAATGCCTTTCGCGAATGGATCGAATTGCCGCGGCATTTGACCGCACGGCTTTTGGCGTCGTGTATTCATCAGTTATGACGTCCGCGTCGCTTGATATCAATTTCACCGATCCGGGGGCCTTGTGGTCATCGGAGATGTCTTTCTCTATCCGCTGGAACCGATAAGGGGGTCCGCCAATGCCCGCAAGTGATCGCATCGCCTTTTACCGAACGAACGTCACATTTCAACTAACAGGCACCAACAATCAAACCGTCATTCGAGCTGCATCGCTTTCTATCAATGAGGAATTGAGCGAAGCCGATGCAACGACAACCGAGGACAATGGTTATGCGTTCACCGTCATGACGCTTTCCAAGATTACCGGATCGATTCGCGTGTATCAACGCGAAGGAGAAAATCTTCCGATGCTCGCACGGCAGACCGGAACGCTTCGATGGAACGTCAATACGACCAACGTATCGCTCGGAAATTACACCGTGCCAATTCAGGTCGGCACGATCAATCGTGGGGAAGCCAGCGTCGATGGCGTTATCCCTTGCACGATCAATTTTACCGGCCAAGGCGGCTGGGCTAACGGGTCTTTTGGAGCCTGACAAAATTGAAACTGGCAAATCCGCTCAAGTCTCATGAAATAGGGGGCCGGGCGTATTCGTTCGGCCGCCTGACGATCGGCATGGGGCTTGAAATCGAAACGTGGCTCAAGACTTTGCCGACTGAGCTTGAGCGTATCGAGCAATCCGGAATCCTCAAGTCGATCAGCCGTGAAGCGGCCGATTCGATCGTTGCCGACGCCTTACAACGTCATGACATTTGGCCGCCTGACGCTATAACGGCACTTTGTGACCGGCGATTTTTGACCCGTTCGGAATTTGGCATCGTGTTCATCATGGCCGCACTTCGACAATACAATCCCGGCTTGACCGCTGAAGAAATTGAGCGCATCGCATCACAAGCCACATTGACGGATGTAATCAGGTTGCAATCGATCGCGGCCGGAACGGATGACATTGACCCAAAAGAATTGGCCGCAATCGCGGCAACGGAAACAACCAAGATTCCGGCGAACGAATCGACTGGGCAAAGCTGATTGCACTCCTGATGGCCGAACTTCATATGACCTTTTGCGACGCTCTTAACATGCCTTTTTCGGCGGCATGCGAGATCCTCAAGGCACACCGGAAAAACAACGAAATCACGCCATGAGTACGACCGTAGTCGGAAATCTCGCCGTCGAATTGGGCGTCAAGGATGATCAATTGCAAGCCGGGCTTGCTCAGGCTGTCGTGCAAGCCCAGCAAGCCGGCCAACGGATGGCTCAAGCGGTCAATCAGGGGTCTCAACGGGCTGTGGGCGGCGGCGGAATCAATCCACAAGGACTTCTTAACATTTCGCGGGCTATCGATGACGTGCAATATGGCTTTCATGGAATCATAAACAATATCGAAGGCATTGTAACAGGCCTAGGCATGGGGGCAGGAGTTGCGGGAGCCGCAACCATTGCGGCCGTGGCTCTTAATGCTTTGGTCCCTCGTGTATTGGAACTGGTAGGGGCAAGAAGCCCCATGCAACAACTTGCCGACACGATTCGCGGAATTGGATCGTCTGGCATAAACGGGACTTTTGCGGGCATGGCCGCAAATGCAAGGGCAACAGAAGAAGCGTTAAAGGCATCGATTGAAGTTTTGAGGAACATGGAGCTTCCAGCAAGGCGGGTTATTTTTGCCGCAGGTGGGCCGGGCATGGGGGCGGCACCGGAAGCCCAAGTTGCTGGCGATGATCCCCGCGAAGTTTTCGCGCAACGGCTACAAATCAACGAATTGGCGCAAGCTGCCGCCCGTGACGCATTCATCGCAAACCGGACACGGCAAAATATTGCGGCGGGCGGCTTGGCATCTTTTGAACAAACCACTGCACAAAAAGAACAAACAAAAATCAATCAGCAGATTTTTCAATCGGCGATTGACAGGTTTGGCGGCGGGCAACAATTGTTCGAAGCGATAAAAGCCAAAAACCTTGGCGGGGCCAGCTTGTTCGGCGAATTCATGCAGGGCGATATTAAAGCTACCGAAGAAATTGTCAGGCTGCTAAAC